TTTAAACTCTCAGCATCTGATGTAATCATGAGATCTGATTTCACGTAACTTTTTTCGTTATAATCTGCAATGCTTGTTGAGTCTGAGACTTCTTGCGCTGTACCACCAGTTCTATTAATAGATATTTTGTTTCGTACCATTAGGTCATCATAATCTATGTCAATTTTTTCAAAACTTAGGTTACCAGATCCAAATGTAGCCTGCGAAGTATTACTTGCAGTATCTGTATAAATGGCATGTCGATTTTTAAATAATATTTTGTTTTCTTTACTGGCATATACTTTAGCAGTAATGCCTTCAGAGTTTGCTGCAGTTTGCACAGCTTGTAGTGCATTTACATTTTGAAATTGTTTTGCTGCTAATGTTGAATCACCAGTATCAAGGTCATAATTTGTCCAGTCTGCATCTTGTAGTATTTCACGTATGACTGTGCCGGTTTCGGCAGCGGATGTTGTTAAATTAACTGTGTTTTGACTTAACGGTTTAAAAGCATCCTGTGCTCTAATAGTACATCTAGACATATTCGGCCACGAGTATGTCACATCCCATTGAGATATATTGCCTTCAAATATTGGCTCATTGACACCTGTTGTTGGATCTGTAATTTTTATACGAAGTAATTTACCTGGTTTAATGTTTCCCGCATACGGAGAGTTTGTATTATTTGGGTCAAAGCGCCCATCCTGATTATCAAGGACTACAGTTGCACTACCTGAAGTAAATTCTTCTAATTCTCGTGCCCTGCCTCTAGTGATAGTTGCACTTAACACATATGCTTCTAGATCTGTATAGTCGCTATCGTCATTAGAATCGTCGTCTAAACGTGCATAGCCTAATGCTAAGTTGCCAAATCGTGCTGATGGACCACCTGATCCTCCGCTGAACCTCACACCAAATAATTTAGTTAAGCTAGGTAGTGTTGTCATGGTTGCGCTCCAAATACTGCATCTTGCATTCCAGGTGCCTTAAAAATTGGTGATTGTACAGCTGCCTCTGCTATAGCCCCTACTGTATCTTCGGTAACAGGGCCACTAATATTCTGGGTAACATTGTTATGTTGAATAGTAACATTTTGCGGTGTTTCCGATGCAATTTTTTTCTCATGATCCTCTAAATATTTGGCTACGTTAAAACCAGCTTCTCCCGGTATATTTTGAGATGGTCGTATCTCAGGCAAATTACCTCGTAAGACACTGCCAAATTCTGTAATGCCTTGTTCTATTGCTTGTGATTTAATAGTTTGTGCCATAGACTGTTTTGCGTGTTCTGGTAATTTGAATTCTTCCTGTAGTCCAACAAAAAAATTATCTATAGCATCCGCGAATGTATTACTTTCCCCTGGCATTATTTCATTTGCTTTTGCTAACCGAACTGTTCTCCCAACTTTTCCAATATTGGTTGTAATCTTGGCAATAGGGTCCATAAATGCATCTAAATCAAGCTCAAAATGAGCCATGCCCCTTGCTACTTCACCCATGTTAAGTTTTGATAATTTTTGTGCTATGGCATGGTCTGGGGGTGTGTGAAAAGTTTGAAGCTCATAACCTGCAAAGTCTGAAGCGGCATCGCCACTTCCGCCACTTCCGCCATTTCTCTTGCCAGGGCTAATATAATCAACAGTATCGAATCCAGCTTCTTTCATTAATTGTTTTTTCAATGCTTCAATTGAACCTTCTTGGTCTGGTGAAAGAAACATCCTCAAATTTTTAACAGCTCTATCGTACATCTCGTCAAATTGTATCATATCCTGACCAGCACTATTAGCTAAAATTTCTGAAGCTACTGCAGTCGCATATTGTTCTGCTGTTAGATTTTTTAAAGAGTTGGCGAAATTATCTGCTGATATTTGTGCATTATAGAACGATTCATCAAAATCAACGTATCCTTGGTCTAATCCTTCTAGTATTTTTCTTTGATCTTCCAGTGTCGGCATTAATTCTTTGTCAGACGCACGAGCTAATTCGTGAAATTTTGTAGTGCTTTCCTCTAGTTTTTTATTAAGTCTTTCTTGTTTTTCAGCTGCACGTACGTCTTCTTCTGCAGATTTTCTAGTAGCTTTTTCTTTTTTACCTAAGAATCCAAGTGCAATAGTTCCTACAGCAGCAACTGCACCGATTCCCGCAGCAACAAGACCGAGTGGTCCTGTCGCAGCAGTGAAAGCAACCCCTAAAGCAATAACTTTAGCAATGAGAAATGGCATTGCTGCTCCCAAAGCGACAATTGCTGTTCCCAAAACAGCAGCTCGGGCAATAGGATTATCCATTACTACACCAAAACCTACAATAACATCATGCAATAAACCAAAACCATCGACCAACATTTTCACTGGTATCTTCAAAACGCGTAAAGTATCGTCGAGCATTTCAATAGCCTCTGGTAATCGTTCGGCGAAGTCTTCAGCTAATTTCACTAACGCAGGTTCAACTTTCTCTTCTAAAAATGGAATAAAATCAGAATTAATTACCTCAACAATATCTTTAAAAGCAGGTGTAAGTGCAAGCAATATTTTTTGTGCAACTTCTTCAAGACCAGCTTGCATTATTCTTGTTTTTCTAATCAATGTGTCACTACCATTTGCAAAACCAGCCTGGGCATCCTTCGATCGCTCAAAAATAAGTTCCATGGTTGCAGTAGCACGAGCTTGCTTCAACATATTGCCTGTTAGTTCTTCTTGACCTTTCGCCATCAACCGTTGCTTGATATCAAGCTCACGAATATCGACACCAAGGTCTTTTAACATTTCACGCTCACCAAGCATAGCACGAGCCAAAATTCTTGTCGTATCTTCAACAGTACGTGTACCGTTGGACCACTCAGACATGGCACCTGCAAGCCCAACAACGTCCATTGTCATTTGTGCTGCTGTTTCACGTGTAAATTCCATAGGTATAAGTAAGTCAGCAAAACCAGCTGACATACCCTCAAGGTTAATAGCTGTCAAACCAAAAGATGCGGCTGTTTCTTGTGACCACGAACGTATTAATGATTGCTGATCACCAAATACAGTTTGTGCCTTGTTTTGTATAAGCTCAAGTCGCATAACATGCTCACTGGCTGCAAAACCAGCTTTCGTTATTCCTGCTGCTAATCCTACAAATGCAGCAGCACCTATTTTGCCNACACTAGCAAGGTTCGCATTTATACCTTTCAGTCCTTTGAGCATCTTTGCAGAATCTAAAAGCAACTGAAACTGCTATTGCATTTGCTGAATATGCACTAGGCATTACTTACTTCTTTCCTTTTTCTAGAATCTATTGATAACAATTCACGCATTCTTAACAAAGTCATGTCTTCTTGTAGTATTTGACTAGGTAGAACATGATAGTGCATGCATAACGCTTCTATAAACTCCGCTTGAACTAATTCAATAGGTTTCTCTATTTTGTTTCCGCTGGAATCGACTCCTCCGCCAACGTGTTGCCATTTTGCAACTCTGGAGAGGAGCCACTCTGGTTTCCCGCAGCATGTTCTGTCCATTTTGTAAGTATGGATATTGCAATATCGGGAGACAAAGAAAGCATACCATCCGAATCTGCTTTTATTGGTTTTTCTTTGTCATCAACAAGGTTCCAACGTAATAAAATATCGTTACCAAACTTTTTGTAACTTTCTACAATAGTATCATCATTGCCAGACAGTTTTTGCATTTCAAGAAACGTACCAATTGATACGTCTTGCTTACATACAATTTCTGCTCCAGCAAAATCACCTTCTAGCATAATTACAATTTCTCTATTCGGTATTTTAAAATTACCCATTTTTTTGCGCCTTTCTTTTAACTACTAACTTGTACTCCAAGTAGGTACTGTTCCTGACTGTAACGAAAGCGTTGATGTCCATGTTAACATGCCATCATTGCCTCTAGTTATGTCATAGTTTCCAACTAACATTTCCATTATTAAACGAGGATCGCCTGATCCATCTTCATATAATGTAATTGTTACTGTTCGAGTACCAGTTCTTGTTTTAAACACGTCATGTGCTTTATTACTTGCTGGGTCGAACACGCCATTCAATGTGACTGTTCCATCACTTAATCCAATTAGACGTTCCTGTGCTGATTTGTCAACACCTGCAACATCTAACAGATTTTGTGGTAGATTAATTGAAAAGTCGGTAATATCGTTACTAATATCTCGTGCCGATCCGCCAGAGTCATCTACGCTAACGGTATCGCCGAGTCCACTTACCTTTGCCATTATTTACTCCTTTCAAAAAGTATTTTAATTATTTCCTATGGAACGACATTTGGCATTTTGCGTTTGTGCCGCTTAAGGTATATTGCACCCTCACATATCTGTTCACAGTACCCTCCATGCTGACTATCTCAGCCGTTGGCGTGTTCGCAGATATTGTTGAGAATGTAATAATGTCTGACCAGCTACCGCCGTCAGATGAATGTTGTATCTTCGCAACTAATGAAGATACAGAAACGCCAGATACAAATTGCAAACATGCAACCGATCCAGCAGCAGAACTAGCTGATTGATCAACAGTAGTTCCGTTTGTTGTACTTGTGTAGGTCGTAGCGCCAGCATCAAGCATAACGCCAAATGCTACTCCGTCAAACCCTGACACTGAGGCAGTTGATGAAAACATTGCTGTTGTTGCTAATGCATTACC